GGCCTGATGGTTCCTACCAGGGCGAGGTGTGCCTCCCTGGGATTGGCCGACCTGGTCATGATCCACTCCATGTTCGGATACAGGTCGGCATCGCCCTGAAAGTCTATAAACTGTTTTGCACTGCGTGCCCTGGATACAATGGCATTGTATTCTGTTGCCTGGTACCGGTTGAAGTTTTTCAGTACCTGCAGGGCATTTTTATCAAAATCCTTTTCGGGCAGATCCTTCAGCAGTTTGGTTACCTTGTAACTTTTGTAAGATGCCAGGCGTGCGGTGTTGAGTTTAAACTTCTCATGGAGTTCAAAATACCTGCTGCCCGGTTCGGGTTCGCCAAACATGGACAACCCCTTATGGTAATTGTCTTTATAGAGTTCAAACAGCTTGGGGTGTATGCTTTCATCATAACCGGCCTTAATATCTGCCATCACCTCCCTGAAGGTGTCTGAAGCTCTGTTGGTGAAGTTGACAAGAGGGAAATTGGCTATATGGCAGGCCAGCATATCCGCATCCCGGGTCTGGTATAGTTTATCCAATTGCCTGCCCCCGTTCCAGGGGCTTATACGAAAAAATCCTTGATCCTTCTTACAAGATTATCAGCCGGTTTTTTGGGGTTATTTAAAGGCTGTTGCAGGGCTGTTTCAATAGCATTTACAGCATCGTCGTCCATTTTTGTGCGCAGCGCTTCATAATTGGCCGGTTTAGGGATATCAAACTCCTCGTATATATAATCATCGTCCACAGGCACCTTATTTGATACTTCATTAATCACACTCCATTTTTTCTGGAGTTTGTCCCAGTCTTTTTCAGGCGATTTGTACCATATTTCCCCTCCGGAAACATTGTATCCGAATACTTTCAGTATGGCTTTAAACTTTCCGTTCAGCAAGTCGATGATGAATTTCTCATCCGATTTGTTTTTGCTGTCTTCAGCTTCCTGGTGTACATCTCCCAGAGCCCTGGCGCCTTTATCGCCCTGCTCTGTTGTCAGCGTGTTGCCCAGCATCACTTTCGATATCTCGGCATTGCAGGCGGCATACAGGTCTTTATATAAAGAGGAACTGCCAGAGCTGTCGGAATTAGGATGTATCTTAAACTCTGCTCCCTTTGGCAGTATGGCATATGAAGCGCCACCATACACTTCCATAGCGCGTTCAAGCGCAACACGTGTTTTATCATCGTAATCATCGTAACGGCCTTCGCGGAAGGGCATGCCGAACATTTCTGCAAACTGTGCCCAGTCGCCGAAATCGCCACGCTTATAAATAACATATTGTGCCGATTTGACCAGCAGGCCCATATCTTTAGGATCGCCTGCCCACATTAGGTACCGGCTCAGCGGCGGTTCTTTAAATAAAATGTCTTTAGAGGCAAACGACTGTTCTTTGCTGATACATTCAAAGTTTCGTTCCGGGTGCACGTGTTTACGGGGTATCACATCAAAATCAATGGAATACTGTTCCTCATCCTCATTGTAGGTAATGCCATTGATCTGAATAAGTGTGTATCCCCATGCAATAGCATTATGAAGTTCTTTGAGCAACAGCCGCATGGAAGGACAATTAAGCAGTTTGTTCAGTTTGGGATCCTCTTTGCCGTCGCGGACAAATAACAGATCCTTATTCAGGATCATGTCCTGGCGTTTTCCCCAGGTAGCTTCTATCTGGCCGTCGAGTATTATATCGTCATAAAGGTCATAGAGCAACACTCGTGAGGGGTTGTATATGTTTTCAAACTGGCTGATAGCGTTTTTCCAGTTGGCAATATCCTGCGTTTTCCTGTTTACAGGCCTGATCGTGATATTCTGAATCACGATATCTTTTTTTGCACTTGCTTCAAATCTTTTCATTAGTATGAGTTATTGCGTTTGGTATTACCTCCGAATGTCAGGTAATTACTGCCGGAGATGTTGGAGGCATCCGACAAACGTGTAAGTCCGTCTAATTGTGCCCTTTCCGCCTGTACATCTTTCAGGAAACTGATAGTATCTTTATATTTCTGTACCCTGCTCTCAGGCATGTTTACCGGGTTGCTGATGTTATAGCAGTTGTATAAGGCTATGTCGCGCACCATTTTTACTACAAGCACATTGCGGCTGCTTCCGCTCTTGTTCCATTCGGCCTGCATATTGTAGCGGACGCCCAGGTATGAATTCACCTCGGCTATGGCTTCGCTAATGGCATTGCTGATGTTATCAGGGTTGCTGCGTGTCAGCACGTTCAGTATTTCGGGATATAAGCCTTTTTCCAGATCGGTTTGGTCTAAATACATGTGATTATTATTTAGTGAAATAAATGCATATCTTTTGCAGCTCGTTAGCCTCCCTGAGCCGTTTATGAAGCACGCCGTCGTTGATCAGGAAATCGATATGGCTGCGGTCATACACGCGTATTTTGTTGAATATCTTTATTACGTAATGCCGTTTGCCTGTAAGCTCATGCAGTTTGTCTGCAGTTTTTATGGCAGATTTGATCCTGTAAAAGTTCCATATTCTTTTAAATAGTGTTGCTTCCATATTTATACTCTTTTTTTATTTATTGGCTTCCTGCCAAAATGAATATCCGAGATACTTATCTGAAGGTTTTTGGTATTGGCTATCCACACCCCGCCTTCAACGCAGTCGGGGCCATCTGCCGGGGCGTTCATTTTCGGATTGACCAGGAGGAACTGTTCCGCCAGGCGTTCCATATGAGGATTACCCTTTTCCTTTTCATTAAGGATAAGCCTGTTTTGCCTGTTTAATGGTTCGAGATTCCCTTCTATACGGCTGAATTTGTCAGGTTTCTGCCTTTCATCAGGGGCAATGGAAAGATAATACCCGTTTTTCTTACCGGCCTCAACAAACAGCGGAATAAAAACCTGCTGATAAAAAGGATCCTGCAGTTTGTTGTTTTCTGTAAAATAATATACCTGGGTTTTACCTGCCACGTATTTGTCCAGGTAATAATACCAGTCAACATATTCGGCATTAGTTACATGGTCGAGATATCCGGTAATGACATAAAATATACCATCTATCATCCCGATAAGGAAGTTTGCCTTGTAAGAATTGGCTTTATTTTTACTGTTGCTTGGGGCCGGGTCGCCATAGCTGATCAGGAACTTAAATTTATGCAGTGGCGGCACTTGTCCCCAGTGCATTTCTTTAAAGGTATCACCTACTGATAACGGGTTGTTATAATATTCCTGTTGTGCCGACTGTGTTGATATCTTTGAAAGCACACGGTCAATATGTGCTTCTGAATTTTTTTCAGGCCAGCTGCTCTTGCCGCTTTTATCACGGATATTTATGATGTCCCAGTTGTCCGCCATTTTACCTGCCCTGGTAATGCAGCAATCCTTTGCAATGATATTACCGCACCAGATAACCAATAATGGAACACTGATTGACCTCGTTGGATATAATGCCTGTTCAAACCAGTTCCAGCGGTAATTAATAATATCCGGATTCCTGCAATCCTCATCCGTATCAAAATCATCCTGAATAAGAATATCGGGCCGTATTTCTTCATTCTTGGTACCACGCGGAGACTGACCGGCTCCCAATGCTCTGAATGATGCACCGTTCTCGGTTTTAAAATCGCCCATTTCCCATTGTCCATACATCACCTGGTTGCCGTAATAGGCTTTAATTCTTTGATTGGTGTCTAAATTAGCGCGGTAAGGTTCTAATAACCGTTCAGCATTATCGTATGAATTTGACGACAATATGATATTTTTCTTTTTACCGGTAAGTACCAGGTATAAAACAATAAACATCACGGTGGTTGATTTGGATAGCTCACGGCTCCAGCTGAGCACATCGTACCATTCCTGATTCTCTAAAAGGCGTTTTATAGCTTTTTTATGAAATGGTGCAAAATCAGCAAATGCATATTTAGGAAAAAAAAACTTTATCCATTCCACAGGATTAGCTTCTAATGCCATTCGGTGTTTTAGAATCTCGGCCTGCGACTTACCCTGTTCAATAATGGTGTCGCTAAGGAGCGATTTACGGTAGTCGTCCCAGTATAAGGCAAGTTCTTTTGTGGATTTTTTTACCATTATTTAAGGTTGTCTTTTATGAAGGCATCAAACAAGCCCGACAGTTCTTTAGCCTTAGCCAGATCAAGAGGGCGCATCCAGTTTAAGAACCGTACCGATACACTGATGATATCGGCCAGCGAGCTTTCTCGTTCCATC